GTACTGATTCAGAGTCGGATGGATAAGCCTCCGAAGAATCGGTACTCTTCGCAACGCCTAGCTGGCATCTACCACGAGGCATTGGACGCCGTAATTGCGGTGTATCGGTATGGAAATGAGAGCGGTGACGATCAGACCTTGCTTGGTTGTTTGTCGCCGTTGAACGGTCGAAATGATGCTGTCCGCGTGTTTCACTTTGGTCAGCATACTCCAGTAGATCGTCTTCGGCAGTCGATGGTTGACTGCTGGTACGTGATGGAAATAACAAACAACGAGTAGCCTAAGAGAGGAGAACTCACATGGCAAGAATCGAACTTCGAGACTGCATTATCCGGTTCAAGGATGGACTGAGCGGTACGGGTGCGATCAATGAACCTGCTACGCCACCGGCTCAAGGTGATTCCAATTTCGACATTGATACCATCGTGTTGAATGCGGCGGACCCTGATCTGATTCCGGTGGGCGCTCGTTTCACTGTTGCAGGTGAGACGGCCGCAGATACGGTTCATACGGTCACAACCCGGACCCCGGCTAGTTCCAGTCCGACAACCAACATTGTGTTCTCCCCGATCCTCGGGGCTGGCACGTATGTTGACGGCGGCGTGGTCACTTTCCTCCCGCAGCAACTTGAGATCAAGGTAGGTGACGGCAACCTCACTTACACGGAGCACCGGAATTACGAGTACATGCTTGACCGGGGCGATCTCGACACGGTGCGCGAGGGTGATGAAGTTCCACTGGACGTGAAACTGGAATGCACTTACGAGCATATCACAACGGGTACGTCGGAAGACATCAGCCCGATGGATGCTCTGAAGGGCATTGGCGGCGCAGAAGAGTGGGTTACATCGGCTGCGGATGATTGTGAGCCCTATGCCATCGACGTTGAAGTCGAGCATATTCCACCTTGCGGTGGAATGCAGAAGGAAATCACTCTCTTCCCAGATTTCCGGGCTGAGACGAAGGAAATCAACTTCAAGGAAGCGACCATCTCATTGACGGGCAAGTGCAACGTCATTGAGCCGGACGTTACCCGCGAAGATCAGTAAGAGGTGAAACATGGCGCGTATTGAACTCCGAGACTGTATCATCCTATTCAAGGATGGTTTTGGTGGGGCCGCTGCGGTCGATGATACGTCGATTGCTGACAGCAACACGACATTGGAGATTGATAGCGTTGCCAATCTCACAAATCTTACTACGATTGTGCCGGTTGGCGCGCGATTTCAGATCGCCAGTGTTGAAGAAACCTACGTGGTGACGGCTCAGAATGCCAATGAAAAGCAGAGTGTTGTTCTTGACGCTGACGGTGGAACCTATACCTTGAAGCTCGGTGCCAGTGGTGATCCCACTGCCCCCATTGCATGGAATGCAAATGCGGCGACTATTCAAGCCGCATTGATTGCCACGGATGACTTCGCCACGGGGGATGTGCTTATTACAGGCACAAGCCCGAATTTTGTGGCTGAGTTCCAAGGTCAGTATGCAGAGACGAACGTGGTCTTGCTGGTTGCCGATGTTTCTCTTCTGGAGAAACTCGGTGTTCCCGGTAACGGCACCGTGACGATCATACAAGTTCGTCCAGGTGGCGTAACGTGGCAACTGACATTCTCTCCGGCATTGGAGGCGGATGAACCGCCCGGCCTACCGGTGAATGATGCTGTCATCACTTTCCTCCCGCAGCAACTTGAGATCAAGGTAGGTGACGGCAACCTCACTTACACGGAGCACCGGAATTACGAGTACATGCTTGACCGGGGCGATCTCGACACGGTGCGCGAGGGTGATGAAGTTCCGTTGGACGTGAAGCTGGAATGCACTTACGAGCATATCACAACGGGTACGTCGGAAGACATCAGCCCGATGGATGCTCTGAAGGGCATCGGCGGGGCCTCGGGTTGGGTTAGTTCGGCCAGTGACCCGTGTGAACCCTATGCGATTGACATTGAAGTCGAGCATCTTCCGCCATGCGGTGGATCGCAAAAGGAACTGACCCTCTTCCCGGACTTCCGGGCTGAGACGAAGGAAATCAACTTTAAGGAAGCCACGATTTCGCTCACTGGCAAGTGCAATGTCATTGAGCCGGTTATGACACGCGAAGATCAGTAGACGGCGAGTTTCGCACCGGTGCCGATTGCACCCGGCACCGGTGATTTTCCTACCGAGGAAACCAGAGGGAGAATGAACCATGAAGATTGCTGGTGTTGACCCCAAATCGCTGTGTAACGAGTGTATGCTTGTGCTGCCTCGTGGCGACAGCCAGATTGTGTTTCGGGCCACCGGGCTCCGGGACATGGAAGAGTTCAACAAGGTCTGCCCACAACCGCAACCGCCGGGCAGGCGAACGCGCGAAGGGTTTGTACCCAACATGAATGACCCCACCTATCAACAGGTGATGACGGAGTGGGGCAAGAAGCGCTTTGGCTATATGCTGGTCAAATCGTTGGAGCCATCCGAGATTGAATGGGATACGGTCAATCTGGCCGACCCGCGTACATGGCTTCAATGGGAAGATGACCTGCGCAACGGCGGCCTGACGCAGATTGAGGTGAATCGCGTGGCGGCCCTGGTGCTGGAAGCCAACGCTCTCGACGAAGAGAAGTTGACGAAGGCGCGCGAGGTTTTTCTGCATGGTCAGGAAGTCAAGCTGCAAGAATCCTCTGGCCTAGCTACCGAACAGGTGAGTACGCAGTCTGGCGTGCTTGTGAAAGGCTAGGAATCTTGCCACCGGGCGTCCGGCCGGTTTGGGATGACAACGGAGTCGAGCTACAAGCACTCATTGTCGCCTATAATCAAACGCGCGAGTATGATGAAGATGAACGAGCGGTCAAACTAGCTGGTGGCAGTGTGACACCGCCACCAGCTAGACCGACTCAAGCGCCTAGACCGAGACGTAGGAAATCCTGACCGGGTAGATGCGGAGGGGCCGATGAAGTTTACCGGTAGACTGGTCGCCCCTAGACTCAATCTTGACGCCTACAGAGAGGCGATGCACCAGGCTTTGGAAGAAGCTCTGGCCCAGGCGTGTGAGATTTGGTTAAGCACGACGGTTGACTCTCTTGTGCCCGTTTGGAGTGGTGCATCGCGGTCCACATTTCTGGAACTTGCCAGCAAGATTGGTCGGCCTATTGAGATTGCTCCTGTGGTGGAAAGCCGCGAGGGGCGGGGGATGGCTGAGGGGCACGGTCGATGGGAGGCAGACAAGGAAAAGGGCCTGTACTTCTTTGAGTACAGCACGACATTGTGGTGGTTGATCGTCAATGAGTATCACGATGCCACGCAATGGGGTATCCATCTCAAGACGCCTGGCCCCTATATGTTTCAAGTCAAGGGGCAGGCTGCTTTCAAGCACTTTGCGAATCAGGTACGGTTGCCGTTGGTCTCTGGCAGCATTAAGGCTGTGACTGTCAAGAAGTTTGGGTAGCATTGGGTGACGCATGGCTGACGAAATCATCAATAAACTGGGCTTCGATGCCAATGACGCCATTGCCGAGCTTCAGAAGCTAGACTTGGCATTGTCTGGCCTTGAAGGCAAGATGGGCGGTCTCGGTTCGGCCATGCAGGCTTGGAACCAGCAGACCGGCCGTGTTGTCAGCGCGATGATTCAGATTGAGAAGCGGGCGACCACAGCGGCCCAGGCTGTCGCCATGCTTCAGCAAGCTCTGCAAGGTGCCGCTGGTGTGGCGGTGCCAACCGTCCCCGGTGCTGCGCCTGGTGCCCCGGCGGCTCCTGGTGTTCCCGGTGCTCCAGCGACTCCCCAGGTTCCACCCGGCACGGTCCCCGCGATCAATTCTGCTAATCAGGCGACAAAACAGTGGACCGTGAGTTGGGAAACGCTTACTCGCGTTGTGGCGACTCAGTTGATCGTTCGCGCAATCAGTCAAGTGCGCGACGTAATGCAAGATGCAATCCAGACCAACATTGCGTTTGCTCAATCGTTGAATCTCATCAAGACAATTGAACCCGGCCAAACTCTTCAGCAGTTTAGCGATGTTGTTCGCAAGTTGTCCGATCAGATGAACATGCCGATCATGGATGTGTCTAAAGGCTTGTACGATGTCATATCGCAACAGGTCAAAGGCGCGGAGGCTCAACAACAGGTATTGCGGTCAGCTTTGGAGTTTGCTAAGGTCACAGGGTCTTCGGCGGCTGATGCGGTGCAGTTGTTGACAAGCACGATGCACGCTTTCGGCAAGGCAGAATCCGATGTTGACGCCATTTCATCGCGGTTCTTCCGTACAATTGACATTGGTAATGTCACGGCCAAAGACTTCATTGTGAGTTTTGGTCGGGTCGCTCCGGTTGCCAAGGAAATGGGTGCATCACTGGAAGAGGCGATGGCTGCGTATGCGTTGTTGACGCAAAAGGGTGTGCGAGCCGAAGAGGCGGCCACTCAGATTGCCGCGACGTTCACAGCCTTCATTAAACCATCGGCAGATATGGAGAAAGCGTTTCGCCAGATTGGCGTGGCATCCGGTGAAGAGGCCATCAAAGCCTACGGCTTCATGGGTGCGATCCAGAAGGTCATCCAAACGACGGATGGGTCTGCGGATTCCTTGGGCAAGTTGTTCCGAAATGTTCGCGCTTTGCGCGATGTGTTTGCGATTGCGCGAGATGGTGGTGCCGAGTTTGACGCCATCTTGAAGCAGATCATGGAGACTTCGCGCGGTGAGGTGCGGTCGAAGTTTGGGGAGATGATGCAGACAGACGCCGAGAAGGTGTCAGCGGCCATGAATCGCATCAGGAATGCGATCACTGTGGACATTGGTGGCGCGTTGGTTGGCGGCCTTGCTCGAATCCTGGACCTTACTGGGGTCGAAATGGCAATCAATGTCATTAAGGGTTTGGTCGTTGTGGTTTCGTCGGCAACGGCTCTGGTCGTCATTTTCGGTGGGTCAATGTTGATGTTGGCCTTGAATGTAAAACTTGCGGCTGCAAGTTATGGTCTCTTCAATGCTAGTCTTCTTACCGGCACCACGTATACGACGATGGCGGCTGCTAGTGTCCAAGGACTTATTGTTACCTTGGGGCAATTGGCTGTATTGGCTGCGGCGGCATACATTGGCGGGCAGATGATTGGTGACGCCTACATGAAGGCGTTGACTGATCCGCAAAAGAAGTTCCGCGAAGCCTATGCGAAGGATTTGCAGGAGTTCCGTGACAATGAGTTACGGAAGGTTGACATCGCCAAGGAAAAGGATGACAAGCTCATTCAGAGTGCTCACGCGGTTGTTGCCGAGTTGCGAAGGGCCTACTTCCGGCAATTGGATGTTGCAAAGGAAGCGAACGGCGAATTGCTAGCGGATACCAAGTCGATCATGGAGAGGATCATTGCGGTTCGTGAGAAGGCAGCCAATCAACTACGGCAGGTCGCTCTTACGGCCAATAAGCAGATTCAAGACTCATCTAAACGTGAGTATGATCTGACAACACAGCTTGAAGATACTAAGTTCAAGTTTCGTGTGCAGCGCTACGAAGATGCTGAAGTCCAGATGCGGCAATATACGAAGCGCGCCGAGGAGTTGGCTGCGGAGGCAGCCAGCGCACTTGCGGGGGCGGTGACTCCTGAAGATGCCGCTAAGGCTTTGGAGGCATTCAGCCGTGCGCGATCTTTCGCGCAAGAAGCAGCTTCGCTTGCCGGCCAAACTGGCGACCCACGGAATCGGTATGTTGCCGAGTTGGCAATTGAGCAAGTTATCCAACGGCAGATTGACGCTGAACATCAGTTCCAAGGCGTTCAAGCTAAGGTCGCGGCGAATGCGGCTGCGGCTGCGGCGGCTGAAGGGGAACGTGTCAAGAAGCTGAAAGAGTTGATGAAAGAGGTGGTGGAAAACCTCGATCTTTTCAGCAAGAAGGGCGAGCCGTTAGGAGCGACGGAGCGAGCAGAGAAACTTCAGAAGGCGCAGGAAGCCTTGGGGAAGTTTTGGGACTTGGCGTTTGCTGGCAAGGAAGGCAAGTTCGACATCGGCCAGCTTATGCAGTTTGAGTCGCTTCAGCGAAGACTTCAGACGGAATTGGAGGCGGGCGTCAGTCGGGCGGAGTTGAAGCGTTTGGCTTTGGCTCCTCAAGCCTTGGAAGGCTTGAATAAACTCATCAGTGAGGGGATTGGCGTCGTTGAGATTGCTGTGAAGATGGTGCCGGATAAGACCCAACTTCCGCGCGATTTTGGAAAACTGACTGCCGGTGAGCAACTCGGTGAAATTGATCGGGCGATTGACGTTCAAGGTCGAGTTGCTGATACTGCACGGCGCAGTGCTGTAGAGAACTCCGCGACCGCCCTGGAGATTCAGAAGAAGCAGGCAGAATTGGCCGGCATCGCGGCTGTGGCTGCCAGCAATATGTCTAAGGCTGGACAAGCTGTTCGTGGCTTCTTCATTGACATCGGCCAGACAATGGGTACTGGATGGCAAGAGTGGCCGGCAAAGTTGCAACAAGAGTCATCCACCCTTGCTTTGCTGAATGCTCAGGTCGATCAGTTTGCCAAATCATCAACTTTAAGTGTGCAGGCATGGAAGCAATTGGCTGAGCAAGCTGTCAAGGCGCGCGAAGGCAAAGCCACCGGAACTCGGGAACTTGATTGGGAGGCTCTGGGTCGCCGTCTGCTAGTGCTTCAGGAGATCGCCAAGTTGCGTGAGAAGGAACGTCAAGAGCAGCAACGGCAGACGACTCAACCAACCAGAGATGCTGCTACGCAAGGGATGCAAGAACTTGACCAGAATACCAAACGGGCGAAGGCTGCGGTGGGTGATTTAGGTCAGGCTGCGGTGACAACTGACCAGCAACTAGCAGGAGTGGATGTGCCGGAAATGGATTCCTCCGGCCTCTACAGCATTGATAGTGCATTGCAGCAGA